AGAACTTCAAGCACAACCCCAGGAGCGCAGAGAACAAGCGCCAGAACTTCGGCGCGAAGCCGGTGAGCGGCTGGCTTTTTAACTCGATCATGATGAAACATGCCGACGCGATGGATAATTTCCCGGAACCGGCGGTGCTTCCGAGAGCAAGAGACGACGAGCAGGCCGCGAAGACGCTGTCGTCCGTGATTCCGGTGATCATGGATAATTGCAAGTTTGAGGCAACATACTCCAGCGCATGGTGGGACAAACTGAAGAACGGAGTCGGAGTCTATGGCGTCTTCTACAATCCGACACTCCAGAACGGCATCGGGGACATCGACATCAGGCCTATTGATGTACTCAATATGTACTGGGAACCGGGGATCCAGAATATCCAGGACAGCAAGGACGTGTTCCTGCTGACCCTCCGCGACAATGACCAGCTTGAGGCGGAGCACCCGGAACTGAAGGGGAAACTCAGAGAGAGCGGACTGACACAGAAGCAGTACCACTACGACGATCATGTGGACACGTCCCACAAGTCCGTGGTGGTGGACTGGTACTACAAGGTGAATCACGGCAGGGGAGACGTCCTGCATTACGTCCAGTATGTGGACGACGTCATTCTCTACGCCTCAGAGGACGATCCAAAGTATGCGGAGACCGGTTTCTACAACCATGGCAAATATCCGTTTATCTTCGATGTCCTTTTTGAAGAACGCGGGACACCGGCAGGATACGGTTACATCGACGTCATGCGGAACCCGCAGGAATTCATCGACCGGCTCGACGGCGCGATCCTGGACAACGCCATCTGGGCATCCAAGCCGAGATACTTCCAGAAGGATAGCGCAGGCGTCAATGAGGAGGAGTTCCTCGACACCACACGGCAGATCGTGCATACCTCCGGTTCTCCCAACGAGGACAACCTGCGGCCTATCGAGACGAAGGAACTGAGCGGCAACACACTGGCAGTCCTCCAGGCAAAGATCGACGAGCTGAAGGAGACCTCCGGGAACAGGGACTTCTCACAGGGAAGCACGGTATCCGGCGTGACCGCTGCCTCTGCCATCGCGGCGCTTCAGGAGGCAGGTTCCAAAGGATCCCGTGACATGATCAAAACTTCCTACCGGGCATACACCGAGATCTGCCAGATCGTGGTGGAACTGGTGCGGCAGTTCTACGACATCCCCCGCGCCTTCCGCATCACCGGCGCGAACGGCAGTCCTGAGTATATTGAGTTCAACAACGCAGGGATGCAGGCACAGACCATCACTGAGTTCGGTATGGACTTCAGCACGAAGGAGCCTGTGTTCGACATCAACATCAAGGCACAGCGGAGCAATCCCTATTCCAGAACGGCACAGAACGAACTGGCATTGCAGTTCTATCAGTTGGGATTTTTCAATCCTCAGTTAAGCGACCAGGCACTCGCCACAATCGACATGATGGATTTCGAGGGGAAGGAAAAAGTCCGGGAGACGATCAGAAACAACGGTACACTTTATGAACAGCTTCAGCAGGCACAGCAGATGCAACTTCAGTTGTCGCAGGCACTTGCGGAAGCGAACGGCGATACCAGACCTCTGATGGCGCTTCAGCAGCAGATGGGCATGGCACCGGATGCGGCACCTGTTCCTCAGGGAGGCATGGCGGCACCTCAGAGCGGAGGGAGCACCTATGAGAAGGCCGCACAGAGGGCAAAGGAGGCGACAGAGGTACGATGATCAGAGTCGCTTTGAGACAGGACGAGCGGTCCGCGCAGTTTATTGTGAGTGGACACGCAGGATACGACGAGAAGGGGAAGGACATCGTCTGTGCCGGTATCAGCACGCTGGTGAACACACTCGCCAACATGGTGCGGATGTGGGCAGACGCGAAACTCATCCCTCTCTGGATGATATGGCCCGATGATGATCCGCACCACATCTACGTTGAGACCGGCGGAGATCCCGCCATCAACTCCGCACTCGACAGCATCATCACGCAGTTCTGCCAGTTCGGCGGACTGTACCCGGACAACGTGAAGGTGCAGATCCTGGACGCAGGCGGAGACGAAAGGAGCAAAGATGACCCTGGCTGAGATAATCGCATACGTTGACCAGATCAGGCCAAATGCCTTCGACAAGGAGATGGAGACCGGCTGGGTAAGTGAGATCGAACAGAAGGTATACGACCAGGTGGTGAGCAGGGCAGAGCCGGAGCATGCGGAGTCTTTCGCGGAATACATGAATCCCCCGGAGATCCCGCACGGCCCCTACAACTACGAGGAGGACGCGGAGCGCACACTGCTGGTCGAGGACGCACACAAGGCCGTCTATGTGACATACCTCCTGGCACAGATGGACTACGCCAACATGGAGCTGGACCGCTACAACGCGGACGCTGCGATGCATCAGGCGGCATGGCAGGAGTACGCTGCGGAGTACCGGCGGAACCATGTACCGAGGAGCCATGAGCTTACCGTACCTCACTGCATCTGGTAAGTACGACCCTGTCCGCGCCATAGGCCAGAAGCGGGAGCGGACAGTAGGTCAGTGGGGAGGCCTCGATGAGCGCCTGATCACCGAGGAGAACACCTTCTCCGCCATGCAGAATATGTCCTCGCGGTTCTTCCCTGCCATCGCTACAAGAGAGGCAAGAGGGACCGCAGAGAGGACGATAACGAAACCTCACGGATTGTACCACAAGAACGGACTCTTCTGGGTGGACGGCACCAAGTGCTATTACCAGGGGAACGAGGTCTCCGGTCTTACGGTAACTGACGGAGACAAGCAGATCGTGGGCATGGGTGCATATATCTGCATCTTCCCGGACAAGATGATCTACAACACCTCGACCGGCGAGGTCACCAGTGTGGACGCAACCTACAACCAGAGCGGGACGATTACCTTCGCGGAACTGTCGAAGGACAGCGCCTTCGTGAAGATCACTGCTGCCGGGATCGACGACATCCTCCGGCAGTATGACGGCGTCACGTTTGAAGGCGTGAATGACGCGGCCTTCCTGGTCGACGGCAAGCCTGCCACGAAGGTCATCTCCGAGATCGGGGACGACTACATCGTGGTCGCAGGCGTGATCCAGAACGGTTTCACCGGGAAGGTCAGCATGCTTGCGGACAGCGGCAGCACGAAGATCATCGCCACCGGCATCCAGGAGAACTTCTCCCCGCTGGACGTCCTCAAGGTGGTCGGGTGCAAGGACGACGCACTGAACTTTGAGAACAAGGCAGTGACGGCAAAGGGAGCGGACTACGTCATCATCAACGCACCGTTCCCGGCGAAGAGTTACACGCAGTCCAGTGCCGCGACATTCAGCGCATATTACGAAGGCTCCAACCTCACGCGGATCTACGCAGAGGACATGGGGACGATGTTCTCAGAGGGAGACAAGGTCACCATCGCAGGATGCACCAACGCCTCGTACAATGGCAGTTTCGTAGTCCGGGCGGCAGGGACAAACTACATACTGGTTGACGGTGCTCTGGCGAATCCGCTCACGCAGTCTAGCGGCCTTACCATCAACCGCACGTCATTTGAGCAGACCGGCGTGACGGTGAAGCGCACGTCGTTCACCAGGGCGTCCGGCGTCACTATCAAGAGGACGTCGCAGGACTTCGACTTTGTCTGTGAGCATGAGAACCGGCTGTGGGCCTGCAACAGTGAGAACCATGAGGTATATGCCTGCAAACTGGGCGACCCGACGAACTGGAACTGCTACGAGGGGATCGCGACAGACAGTTATACGGTGACCATCGGCAGTGATGGCGACTTCACTGGATGCTGCAGTTACATGGGGCAGGTGCTCTTCTTCAAGGAGCAGGCCATCCACATCCTCTACGGCAACAAGCCTTCAAACTATCAGCTCAGTGAGATGCACATGCCGGGAGTCAGGGAAGGCAGTGCCGGTTCCCTCTGTGTGGCGGACCAGGTGCTGTTCTACATCGGCAGGAGAGGCGTCTACCGCTTCACAGGCGCTTCCCCTGAGAAGGTCTCTGACCAGATCGTTTCAGACCTGTCAGAGGGCGTCTCAGGCTCCCAGAACGGTCTGCTGTACCTTTCCTGCCTGAAGGACGGCGAGAGGGCGCTCCTCGTCTATGACCAGAGATACCAGGCTTGGTATCAGGAAGATCCGGTGCAGTTCCGTTTCGCCGCATTCGGGGACGGCAAGCTGTACTACGTTGCCGGAGACAACACACTGCGGACCATCACCGGCGACAGCACCGACCTTATTGAGTGGAGCATCGAGTCCGGCGACCTGCGGGAGTCCATGCTCGATACGAAGTGGATCTCCAAAGCGCGGTTCAGCCTGTGGATGGACGCGGGAGCAGAGGCAAACGTCTTCTTCCGCTTCGACGAGGATCCCCTGTGGCACCGGGCCGGTACGGTACATTCCGTCACTGCGAAGACCTACAACATTCCCATCGTGCCGCAGAGGTGCAGCCGCTTCCGGTGGAAGATGGAAGGCAAAGGACAAGTGAAGCTGTTGGCAATGGGAATCACGGTGGAAGGAGGCAGTGAGATCAATGGCAGTTTACACTCCTGGTTCCGTAAGTGACCTTGAATCCATCGACAGCATCAAGAAGGTACAGGAGTACCTGATCAAGCAGGAGAGGAAGCTGGACTACATGTTCAACAACCTCGACCCGGAGGAGAACTACTCCGAACTGGCGCGGCTCACCATGGTGACGGATGGACAGCGGCAGGCCACCATCGAGGCGACGCTGCAGGGCATTCAGCTCAACTACGTTTCAAAGGACGGCATCGTCTCCGCCATCAATCTGTCTGAAGAGATGATCCAGATCGAGGCGTCAAAGATAAAACTGGAAGGCGTCGTTACTGTGAACGGCAACTTCAAGGTGGGATTGGACGGTTCCATCGAGGCGAACAACGGACGCTTT